AAATTTTATGTGGCACTTGTCACAATATAAAAACAAGGGCTCCAGGGAAATATGCTGATTTAATTAAAACAAAAGGAGGAGAAAGTTGTCTAAATATTGATCAATTTTTAGAGCAAGAGGCTCGGGCATAGTCACCCGCCGGCACGGAAACCGTGAAGTAGCCTAGGTGATACCTGACTCTACTTTTGTCAAAGTCGCTGAGCTGCACAGCTTATTTCCGTATGTTCTCAATTATAAATGCAGTGAATTAAACGGCATACTGTTGAGAGGCTATTGATAACAGCTGTTCAAACATATTGTCTTGCTGTGGTTGCAATAATTGCTGAACAAGTTGGCGTTTCATTTTGGTTGCGCCACTTTCTTGTGGCTCTCCTGCAAAACCTGTGCCAAGCAAGTAACCCATCAAAAACTCTTTGGGATCTGTACCAGCTCCGGAGGGATCAGCTACTTTTGTACCTGTCAAATCCGCTGCTTCACCTAAGGACTGCATATGTCCCAAACGAATCTTGTACTTATTATCTCCTGTGGTAAATGTAGATAAATTTCCATACGCACCTTGATTTGCTAAAGGAACATATTTACCGGCTCCCTCATAAAAGATTGGCGTCCCCTCTGGTAATGCCCAATCCTCGCCTTGGTGTTGACGACCTCCTCGAGGACCAAATTTAGAAGTGACTGTAATACCAGCCTCTGGATTAAAAGCAAACCTACCTTCCGGAGTTTGAATTAACGCCGGAACTCTCTTTTCGCCAATACGTAAACCAGCAAGGGGGGTGCGTATTGTTTCTGGATTTATAAGAGCGCCTGTTGCAAGATCTTCTACTTCAACATGCAAATGCGGACCAGTTGATCTACCGGTAGAACCAACACGTCCTTTAAACGTAATACCAGCCATATCACTGTTTATTTCTAATTGTAAGATTAAAAAACCCCTGGTTTCCCAGGGGCTTGGTGTGGAGATGAGTAATCAAACTCTGATTAAGTCGGCTGCCAGAACTGCGTCCCAGTCAACACGCTTGATTTGTTTTAACTGTTCGAGATTGTTGAACCTTTCACCCGATAAGGACATCTGAAGATCTTTAATCTCTCGGGCTGTTTTCAATCCAATACCCTTAATATGATCAGCGATCATTTGGGCGGTAGCTGAATTGATATTTAAACGGTTGTCCGGGGGGAAAGTACGAGGCTCTTCCTGCGCAGCTTTATCTTTTACTTGAAGTGTTTTTACCGATTTGGTAGCAGCTTCATCAGGCGTAAGTTCAGTCCTGTAAGCGGTATAAAGGCGACCGTCTTGGTCTTCGACCATGTACCAATCGCCGTTATCCCATTCGCTTACAATCTTGACTCTCGCGCCTGTTTTTTTGTGCTGATAAAGCATTGCTGCAGTAGCTGACATAAGACCAGTTATTCACTGGTCTTAGTTTAACCTAATCAGCTAACAGTGCGGCCCAGGAGATAGCCATCGATATCTTCGTAGCCAGGTGCCACGTCAGGCTGGACGTAGCAGCACTCAACCACCAGATAACCGGTACGGCCACCAGAGGCATCACCACTGGAGATGTAGAAACCACCAGAGGTAGCAGTGCTGTTGGCAGTTTCTTTTGCAAACACACGCAGGGTGGTTGCAGAGGTAACAGCGTAGTTCACGTTACCAGCGGTCACACCGGCAGCACCGGATGCGATCAGGAACGGATTGGTGCTGTAAGCAGCGGAACCAGCGGCGAAGAAGATCTCACCAGCTTGGGTACCAGACACGGTGGAAGCCAGGTTGGCCTGGATCACACCTTCACCAATACCAGAGGCAGCGGTGGGACTACCACTGTTGCTGCGACCGAAGGAGATCACGTTACCGGTGGCGGCGTACACACCAGAGGCAACACGACCATCACCCCAGCCAGAAGCAACGGAGATAGTCGCGCGATAAACATAAGCAGGCAGGGTGCTGCTACCAGAGATCACCATGCCGGTGATGTCGGGGCGAGTGTCGTCCTGGCGGTAAGGCGAAGGAACGATCACAGCAGCAGATGCCACAGGACCAGAACCAGAGGTGGCGGTCACAGGGACATAACCACGCTGCTGGAAGTAACGGTAACCAGGAACGGCCAGCACAGAAGTGGGACCGCCCTTAGAACCGTCATCAATACCTGCGTAGTCGGCATCAATGTTCTTGTACCAACCGTTCAGGGGTTCTGCCCAGTTACCTGGGTAGATTTTTTTGGCGGACAAATAGGTCATTTATCTTTTCCTATGTTTGGATTTATGGTTTGTTATCAGACAGTGCCGTCATCAGACACGAAGCTGTAAGCGGTGGTCACAAAGTCCTTGTTCAGGATCTCAAAGCCAGCGTACAGTTGCCAGATAAGGATGATAAAACGACTGAAATCGTCGTTATTGTTGATAAGAACTTGCGCGTTCGGACCACCGATACCCACGCCGATCGACTGAGGACCGAAGAAGTAACCTTGAGCAGCTTCTTGGGAGCTGTAGGTAGAGCCACCGTTGAAGGAGGCTTGCACAGTCTTGGTCGGGAAGTTGGTCGACTCGAAGAACTTCACGCCTTCAAACTGAACGCCGGTCGGCATCACGGGCTCACCAGCCAGGAAGTAACCCTGACCAGCTTGGGGACCCATGTAGAAGCTGGCGTTGTTAGGCATCATGGGGTTACCCATGTACATGCCTTGACCAGGGTTGCCGCTGTAACGAGCAATCTCACGGAAGTCGGCGTCACGACGCAGGTGCATCATGAAGGTGGGATCGCAGATGCAGCGATACAGACCATCAGCGAAGGTCGGAACGTTACGCTTGCGCAGATCCTTAACAATGGTCAGCAGGTCGGTCTTCACCTGGAACTGCTGAACTTCGTTGCCGTACTCAGTGCTGGAGTAGGAGATACGACCAGAGGAATCTTTAGTCTTACCACCAGCGAAGTAGTAACCACCTTGGGTGGTAGAGGCAGCACCATTGGCTTCTGCTTTGGCGAGTTCATCAATGAACACGCGGTCGCGCCAACGGCGATAGTCGTCGAGCAGCGTCAGGCTACCGATCGACTGGTGGAACATGTTGAGGTTGCCCGAGTCCAGAAGCAGGCGCTGAGCCGTAATCAGGGTTTCGCGAGCAATCTTAAAGGTCGAAGGCTGGGTCGGATCACCCGGATCTGCAGGACCGGTGTACTCCTTAAGCACCACCAGGACTTTCTCCTTGGTGATGTTACGGCTGTTAGCGGTACCGATGGTTTGATCGGCAATACGCTCACGGCTGTCCTTCGTACCAGGGGTACCCCAGAACTTATAGCGGTCTAACTGGACGGTTTGACCAGGCTGACGGGTGAAGTCATGAACTACCACAGGCTCCACTGCCATTTCGGCAATGTAAGCAGGGTGAGGACGGTAAAGTTCCGCACCCAGAATCTTTGGAAAGTCGTTATCAATGAACACTTTGTTTTATCCTCCAGTGTCGCAGGAAGTGTTTTATCGGGTGAAAGATTCAGACATAGATATGTCTTATCTATCACAAATTTTAGCAGTCCGTAATTTAATATTACATGTACTGCGTAGATGCATACGGAGTTACACCGTATTTAGCGCTTGCTGTGTTACTGGACCCAGGGGATTCTGGATCAATAGCACCTCCTTGCTGGAATCCTGGAACACCAATAGAACCAGGGATCGCACCAAGTGCTACGCCACCTAAACCAGCGGCAAGAGCACCAGCTGGAGCAGCGATTGCACCGAATCCTTTCTTAAGGCCAGAATACATACCGGCTTCAGTGGCTTGAGGCAATCCTTGAATAGCACCAGCCATTCCACCAAGCAAAGCAGCACGCTTGCTTTCCCCTGCCATCTGCGAACGTAACCTATTGATTTTCTCTGCTTCCGCAGCTTCAGCAGGGGATACAGTGCGAACAGATGTTTTAAGAGGTGGATAAATATTTTGAGATGCAGAAGTTAAATTTCGAACTGCGGCTTCTTTGCCGGTATTCACTAAACCTGCAACGTCTTTTGCATATTTACCCGCAAGTGCACGTGCACCAAGTAAGCCGGCTGCTCCCCCCAGCGTTCCGCCAACTCCGGAGAGAATGGCAGAACCTGGATCTTCATTTTGAGAAAGGGCATACCCTGCTGTAGCTAAACCAGCAGCAGCAGGGATGCCGTATTTAAGACGGCCACGCATGGCGTCACTCCATCACAAACAGTTTGTTTGCAACGACTTGAGGCTGAGCTTGGTTCAGAAGACGCCAGGCATTACTGGGGTCCACATCCATTTGTTGCTTGAAGCTACCCCAGAAGTTCTCAGGTTGCTGAGGAGCAGAAGCAGCAGGAGGTGCAGGGAATTGACCCATGTAATCCTGAATTGCTTGAGTTGGATAACCACGGGTCTCTAGCTGGGACTCGTCCTCGTACACAGGGTATGGGCCTTCGGGACCAAAGAACTTCAGCGTGTAGTCGCTGAGTACGTCGGGATTAGTCAGGATCTCGTTGTAAGCCAGGTTCTCTTGGTGCTCAGCAACCGAGAAGTTGGCATAACGATGAAGAACTTCTTGTGCTTTGCTGCCCCAGGCAACTGCACTATCTAGCATGGCTTCCAGTTGGAGGCCATAGTTGTTAAGGACAGCAGGTGCGTCCCAGCCGTAAGCATTAATTACGTTTCGGCTTTCTGGACTTAGCTGCAGGTAATCCGCGATCGCGTTTTGCACCTCGCTCGTCGCTTCCAGGCCGTTGAGAGCCGAGGAGATTGTCGAGGAAATTTGGGAAGAGCTGGGCGAGTAAGCCTGGTTGGGTGACCAGGTCTGCTGAGCCGATTGTTGCGTAGCTGGGTTGCTGTACTGCTGACCGTAGTTGGCCGGTGCGTACTGGGTCGGAATCTGCGATGGTTGACCCTGGAACGGGGATTGAACTGGACTGCTCAACAGGTTCACCACCTTGTTGAACGCCGACTCCCATGGGTTGCTGGCCTCCGATGGGGATTGGGGGGCGTACTGAGTAGGGGCTGATTGGTAACTGGGGACCGCTTGAGGCACTGCTTGGGGGTAACTGGTACCCACCTGGTACGCCACTGGAGCTTGAGGTGCCGGAGCCTGTGCCGGTACCACGTAGCTGCTTGGAGCCACCGCCACTGGTGATGGGCTCGTCTGTGGGATCGATTGGACGGTAGCGTCCTGCATAACTCATCTCCTTTTGTAGAGCTTCTAAGGTTCGATACAGATATGGCGTTAAATCCAATCTTGGATCCGCAGCCATCGGAAGATCCGGTGCTTGCGGGTGAGGAGTCTGCATCATGCCCCCCACTAAGCGAGCGAACTGAGAGTATGCACCCTGTAATTCGTTCACCATCCTGAATGGGAACCCAGATAACATCTCGGCCCTTTCCTCATCCGTCTTAGACGGGAAGAGGTATTTCAGTGCTTCAATGCTATCAACACCTAACTCTTGAAGGTTGCGTACCACGATGGAGTTGTTAAGGATGTCTTGGGTTGAGTCCTCATACACAGGTCCCATCCAGCGCCATAAAATAGTAATATCACCATCAGGAATAAGGCCAATAACTTTGGGTGGAATCTGTTGGGTCTCCACGCAAGCCATCATAAGATTTTTGAGCTGCTCATTGTATTGCTTCATTGCATCTTCATAAGCAGCTTCTTCTTCCGGAGAAGCTTCTGCAGGTAGATCCACGGGCTTCTCTAAACCTGCGGCCATAGCAAGGGTTGACTTGAATAATTGTTCTTCTTGGTAAATGATTAGTTCCAGGCAACGACAAATACCGTGTGTATAAATAGCGTTTGCTTTCTTTTTAGATGTAGCAGCAACACGTCCAAACAGTGATTTGTATTCAGTCGCGGTCACACCTGCAGAAATGGAAAGCTCATCAACACCACCAAGTGCAGTACGAATCTCTTCGCGGTATTGACGAGCAAATGCGTTTTGGTCACCAGTGATTGCATCTGGAACAATATAACCAACTCGGTCGTTTGGTTCCAGGTTTGCAATAACGCGTGGCACACGGATTTGACCATCAACACCACGACTGACGGGATCAGCTTTAAACGTAGAGCGACTCAACGCAGCGGGACTCGTAAAGCCAGAGTTTGCTGCAATAGAAGGACGCTGAACGGTCATGTCGCCACCTGCTTCCATCAGGTCTGTCTTTGGACGAGACGAAAGAAGAGTGGGATTACCAAAAAAGGTAATGTTTTTACGCATGGTACGCATCAGTTCATCATGCGTACAAATATGATTAGCTACAGCGTCAAACTCACCGGATCCTTCATTGGAAAACCCTTGGGTGTTATTGATGATCTCAACGCATGGAATAAAACCAAGACTATTTTTAAGCTGTTTAGTATTGCCCGTCAACGCATAGGTTGGCATATCAAAATTCATCTCCGAATCGGAGTGTGTTTCTTCAATTTCTTTTGGCCTGATGGCAAGGCGGATATAGCGCTTAGCTCCAGGGTTATATGTGCTCTTGGTACCAGAAATATTTGTAGTGTTCAGCTGTTCACCAAAGCCATTACCACGACGCACTTTATAGCTGTAGATGATGACCACTTCATCCAGCTCACCGTCCACGTTGTAATATGCGCGATATTCATGTTCGCGGAAATAGTAAAGGCGATAGCTCTGCTTGGTAGGACGGATGTAAAAAAGTCCCTTACCAT